GCTCGCGAACTACAACAGCGGCTCGAACATCCTCACGATGTCGGTGTCGGGCTTCGCGGGCGCGGGTACGTCCAAGCTGCTCAACGACGCCCTCTCGAACGCCCAGGACATTTACGAGGACTCGCCGTGGGCCTCGGAGGACATGGTCTGGGTGCTCTCGAGCGCGTTCAAGAAGTACCTTCGCCAGATGGACGCCACCGGCAAGAACGGCGTCAACTGGTACGTGCCCCCGCTCGGTGGCGACCCGCAGACCGTGCGCGCCGGCCAGCAGCCGATCAACCAGGGCGTCATCGGCGGCACCCGGGCGTACTTCACCCGCGGCGCGCGCCTGACCGCGGCAGGAACCTACGTTCCGCCGGTGGGGGCGGGCGCGAAGGGTTCGCTGGGCAACGCGTTCGCTCTGCTCGCTCCGGCGCGGATGCTCGCCGTGGGCAACCGCGACGCGCTGCGCAGCCAGTTCCTGGACTCGCTCAACGGCAACGGCGGTATCGGCGCTCTGTCGGACACCGACTACCTCAAGATGCGTGTCCGGAAGGCCGCCCGTCTGCTGGTGCCGGCGTCCGCGGTGATCATCGAGCTGATCACGTGACCTGGGTCGACGCGGGTACCGCTGGCTTCCTCAACCTGGATCACGTGGTGGAGGCATTCGTTCTTCCCGTCAGTGGTTCGTACACGGTCAACGTGGCGTTGGACACCAGCTCCACCCGCGCGTTGCCGGGTACGTACACCACGCAGGCTGACGCGCAGGCTCGGATCCGTGAGCTGTTCAACGCCGTCCCGTTGGCGGACATCACCTGATCGCCCTGGCGGGCGCGGGTCCCATCCTCCCCCGCGTCCGCCGGACACTCATTCGCGAAGGGAGTTGATCATGGCCGGAACCTGGTGCGACACCGCGAAGGTGCTCGAGCTGACGGGCGTCACCGTGTTGGAGGCGCAGCTGCTGCGCGCACAGGGCGTGATCGAGACCTTCGTGGACGTCGACCCCGCGGACCCCGGTGACATCAGTGGCCGGGACCGCAACCGGCTGACCGCGGCCACCGCCTACCAAGCCGGGTGGATGTTCGAGCAGATCGCCCTCGAGCAGCGCACCGACGTCACACAGCTGAGCCAGGACGGCACCAGCTTCACCTACGCCAACCCCGACGCTGTCGTGCTCGCTCCGCTGGCCAAGCGCAACATCGATCAGCTGAGCTGGAATCAGGACGGCGCGGTGGCCCCGCATCAGACCAAGCGGTATGCCACGCTCGACGACGTCCGGGACGCGGTGCTCTGCGATGAACTGGAGCTCCCGGAGACCTGGCAGTTCGAGAGCTGGCGACTTTAGTGGGCACGGCGACGACGCTGGTACGCGCGGGCGCGAATACGTTCGCACTCGCCGCACTTTCGACGCCCACGCTTGCGGTACCCACCGACCGCGGTGTCTGCGTAGGCGTGGCCATGCGGGCAGTGTGTCTTGAGCGCGTTGTGGCGGCCTGCGGGACCGCGCCGGATGTTTTCGGCGGTGGGGACGAACTCGAGGTGCATCGGGAAAACGCACAGCTTGTTCTCGCACAGGTGGTCTGCCACCAGTTCGACGGGGAGCGCACCGAACGTGAGTTCCCAGGCGAGGCGATGAGCGCGGTGAACGCGGCCGCGCAGACTGAACCGGCCGTAGCCGCGGTGGGGTTTGTCGAGCCACCACCAGCACCCCTCGGTGACCAGCACCTTGGACCAAAACCGCTCCTCGGGAGTCATGCCCCGACTGTACCAAACGAGGTGGTCACCATCTCACAGTTCGTTCCTAATACCCTGGTGGCGATCTTCCGCGACGGCACGCCGCCGGACGGGCGCGACGCCTGGGACAACCCGGTGCCTGCGGCCGCACCCACCGTGGACCTGGCCAACGCGCGCGACCTGCCCGCCCTGATCGTCGAGTACGGCCAGAGTGGTCAGACCGGAAGCAGCACGAGCCAACCGGCCGCTGGCCGCTCGGACGTCGTGCACCGCTACCGCCTGCGCCTCCGGCCGGGCGCGACCCCCTTCGAGATCACCCCCGAGGACCGTGTGCTGGACCAGCGCTCGGGCCGCTACTACGCAGTAGACGAAGTACCGCTTCCGGGCAGCACCGCGCAGGTGGGGGACACCCGCCTGGTGCTGCGCCGGGTCAGCTGAACCCCCGAGCACACGGCGCGGAAAGCGTCCGCTCGGACCCCGAAGTTCTTCCGCCGGAAAGGCAGGGAGCGCGATGGCACGCGTGGAGATCGATCGCGCCGGGATGGCCCGGCTGGCGGACCACGTGCTGCGCCGCGCCTCCGAGATCCCCCTGGCGATCGCCGTGGATGCCGAAGCGCTCGCGCCCATCCGCACTGGTGCGTTGCGCGCCTCCGCTGACGTGGCGGAGATCGGGCGCGGTGTCTGGCGCATCAGCTTCGGCAAGGGCCTGCCCGACGGTCGCGCCGTCTACCAGGAGCTGGGCACCTCGAAGATGCGCGCTCAACCTTATCTGCGACCTGCCGCCTATCAACAACGCGCCCTGTAGGAGATCACGATGACACTCGGCTACGCCCCGGCCCGGGCCCGGAAGCACCTTGACGACCTGATCACCGACGCGCCGTTCCTGCAGTGGCACATCGGTGACCCGGGCGCTGCGGGTACCGCGAACCCGGCCGCCAACACCACACGCACGGATGGCACCGGCAAGTTCGCCGCGGCCACCACGGCGGGCGCGACCACCACGAAGCTGTCCAACGCCGCCATCTCGGTGGTGGGCGTCCCGGCGTCGGAGGACTACACCCACGTGTCGTTCTGGACGCTGGCCAGCGGCGGCAGCTTCCTCGGCTCGGCGCTGGTGACCGCGAACGCGCTCACTTCTGGCGACACCCTGACTATCCCGTCCGGCGGCGTCAGCCTTACCACCGCGAACGCGAGCTGACATGACGACCTTCTCCGACGACTTCAACCGAGCCGACTCCACCACGGTGGGGAACGGCTGGGTGGAGGTTGCGGAGGACTGGGCCATCAGCGCGAACAGGCTGGCAGCGCCGGCCGCCGGGGGCACCGGCGTCATTGTGTGCGGCACGGCGATGGCCACCGACGACAACTCTGCCCAGGTCACGATCTCCGTGGCCGCCGCGGTCAGCTGCGGGGTGTTCTGCCGCGCCGACTCCGCGTTCGGCAACGGCTACCTGTGGCGCAACGACGGCACGTCGTGGGACCTCTTCCGCAACGTGAGCGGGTCGTTCACCTCGCTGGCCACCTTCGCCGGCGCGGCGGTCAACGGTGACGTGGCGAAGGTGCAGGCCATCGGCACCACGATCAAGGCGTTCGTGAACGGCGTCGAGCGCGCCAGCGTCACCGATGCGAACATCACCACGGGCAAGAACACCGGCATGCGCTGCGCGGCCAGCGCGAGCGTGCGGTTCGACGACTTCACGGCTGCGGATGTCACCGCGGGCAGCGTCGTCAACGGGACTATCAGTCAGCCGTTCGGCGGCTTCGGTGGGGGCGTCACGGCGACCCGCGAAGTACCCGCTGTGGCCGCGCAGGCGTTCGGCGGTCTGACCGGCGGGGTGAGTGGTACCCGGGAAGCGATCGGTGGTGTCTCGCAGGCGCTGGGCGGGCTTTTCGTGGGTGTCGCGGGGACGCGGGAGGTCCCCGCGTCCGCTACGCAAGCAATGGGGGGTCTGGGTGGGGGTGTGGCAGCCGCGCGTGAGACCTTCGCGACGGTGGGGTTCACCGGGGGCGCGCTCGTGGGGCACGTGACGGGCAGCACCGGCGGCGTGCTCGAGCTGCCGAACTCAACGGTGGTGGCTAAGGCGTGGCTCTACGCGATCGGGTTCGACCCCGACCGGGTAGCCAACGAACTACCGCGGCGCGACAACTGGCCGGGCCCGATCGACGGGTTCGTGACGGTGCTGCCCCTGATCTCGAACGGGGAGTCCTACGTCCCGCTGCAGCATCCGGTGATCCAGTTCGACTGCTGGGGCGCGTTCGGCGGGAGCACGAAGAAACCGAACCACGGCGTGGCCAACGACCTTGCCGAGCGGATCCGCGCGGCGGCGGAGTCGACGATGTGGGCGGACGTGCCGGAGGTGGCGCTCCCCTCGGAGGTGATGCCGGTCTGGCTGTCCTCGATCGACATCATCCGCGGGGTACAGCGCATCCCGGATGATCACTACGCGCACTACTCACTGGACGTCCACATCGGGTGGATTGAACGCGACGCGCTAGCCGGCGCGATCGGGTAACGGAAAGGTAACGAGATGGCTCAGGGAATTGTCGCCGGCGAGCTGATGGTGGGCCCCGGCAAGATCTACACGATCGACCCGGGTGGGCTCGGTCAGGGCATCACCGACCCGGCCACCACCGAGATCGCGGGCATTCTCGCCGCAGTTCCGCCGGTGTTCACGCCGTGGGATTACGGCGGCCTCACCGACGGCGGCACCCAGGCGTCGTTCGAGAAGAGCTACGCCAACCACACGGTGGACCAGGCACCGGACTGGATCGCTTCGACGATCACCGAGCGGCACACCTCGGTGGCTACGAACCTGGTGGCGGCCACGCTGAACAACCTCTCGAAGGCCAACAACGGCGGCATCATCACCACGGGCGTGGGCACCGGCGCGGCCTACGACCGGTGGGAGCCGATCGTGGACACCCTCGAGACGCCGGAGAAGTACCTGGGCCTGGCCATCCACGGCCGCCGGCTCGACGGCAAGCGGATGATCGTCGTGGTCCGCAGGGTGCTCTCCACCGACAACATGGCGATGCCTTTCCAGAAGGACGGCAAGACGATGTTCTCGGTGAACTGGTCCGGTCACTTCGTCTCGGACTCCGTCGCGCCGATGTGCGTCTACACGCAGCGCTGACCCACCTACCAGTCAGTAACAACCAGGGAGGCCACCCATGACCACTGCACTCAAGTTCAGCTCGGCACGCCCGGACGAAGCGACGCCCCGACCCCGGGAAACGCTGTTCACCATCGACGGCCGGGAGTGCACGATCCCGCTCAAGTTCGAGCCGCTGGAGATGGCGCGCTACGCCCACACCGTGTCCACGTTCGGCGCGGACCAGGCCGCGGTGTGGGCGCTCGAGCTGGCGCTGGGGGAAGCGGACTACATCGCCTTCCTCAACCTTCCGAAAGAGTCCGTCAGCGCCGAGGACTGGGCGCGGGTGGTGGGCGTGGTCACCGGCCGGCTGGTGGGGTTGGACGTGCTGGTCCCAAAAGAGGCGGCTGGTCCGGAGCCGGCCGTAGCGCCCGCGTCCCCGAGCGAGGACAACCTCGAGCCGCCGGACTCGGAAGTGTGGCCGGGGGAGGAACCCTCGGAGGCCCTTACGGCGAGCACGCACGCAATCTGAGCTGGACCTTCGAGCACTGGGAGGACATCGTGAGCGACCTGAGCGTCTTCCACCGCGTGGACGACGTCAACACGCTCACGATCCCCCGGTTCCTCACGTTCGCGGTGCGCCTCTCGGCGTACGCGGGAGCGCTGCGGTCCCGGTTCTCCCAGGCCCAGACTGCGGGGACGGCCTCCCCCGTAGGGGCTCCCACCGCCGGTGTTCCGAGCGCCGGCGGTGGGGACACCCCGCCCGAGATTCTTCACCAGCTCAAGGCGCAGCAGTTCGCCGCCCGGCACGCGAAGCTCAAGGACGCCCCGGTGGACCCGAGCGCGATCCGGTGGGATGACAACGAAGTGTTCAGGGAGTTGGTGAGCTGATGCCAGGCCAAGGCTTCAAAGTCGCGGATGCCTACGCCGACTTCCACATTGACGTAGATTCCGAGATCGGGCGCGCTGCCGCCCGGCTCAAGGCCAAGGGGGCCGAGTTCGCTCGGATGGGCGAGAACGCCGGCAAGGCGTTCAGCGCTGGCTTCGCGAAGGGCGTGGACCTCGACAAGGGGTTCACGAAGGAAGTCGAGAAGCTACGCGCCCGCACCAACCAGCTCACCCGGATGGGCAACCAGGCCGGCGAAGGCTACGGCCGGGGGTTTGGCAACGGCGTCAACCTCCGCGGCGCGATGGTCGAGCAGCTCGCCGTCGTGCGCTCGAGCCGAGCGGCCTTCGGGAACGAGGGCAAGCAGGCAGGCCAGGCGTACGCGCGGGGGTTCGGCAATCCGAAGCTGTCCGGGCCCAGCGTCTCGAACAGCTCCGGTGGCGCGGAGGCATCCGGGGAGGCGCAGGCCCGAGCGATGGCGCGCGGGTTCCAGCGCGGTTCCGGCGACATGGACAGCTCCGTCTCGAAGGTGGCCGCCCGCACCGAGGCGAAGTTCTCCGCGCTGAAGTTCCTCGGGCTCTCGCAGGGGCTGCCCGCGGCCGCCGCGGTGGGTGTGGGTGCGACCGCCGCCGTCATCGGGGGCGCGGGCCTGATCTTCGCCGGGCTCGGCGTGTCCGCGCAGCTGGCGAATCAGAAGGTCCAGCAGTCGGTTGTCGACACCGCCGAGACGGTGGGCAACGGCATCAACACGATGTCCGGTACCTACGAGCAGTACCTGCTCAAGGCCAGTGACAACGTCGAAAAGTCGTTCCTGCGTTCGAGCGGTGCGATCCAGAAGGGCATGAACAACTCTGCCTACGCGGTGGACTCACTGACCACCTCGGCGCTGATGCTGGGCGAGAACGCGCTGCCGGGAATCGTCACCGCCTCCGGCCGGCTGGGGCCTGTGCTCGAGGGCGTCAGGTCGCTCTCCGGCGCGGTGGGCCAGGGCTTCTCGGAGATGGCGGAGAACGCCTCACAGGGATCCGACGGGGCGCGCGTGGGTCTGGTCATCCTCGGCGACACACTGCGCACCGTAGAGGCGCGCGTGGGCACCATCGCGGCGAACTTCGCCAACGCCAGCGCCGGCCCGCTCAACAGCTTCCGCTACACCCTGGACCAGGTCACCGGCGCACTGGTGGACGCCAGCGCGCAGGGCTCGGCGGTCAACGGCTTCCTCGGCGGCTTCACCACCTCCACCAACGGCGCGATCACCGTCGCGCGCGGACTGTTCACGGTGATCAATGCGCTGCCCCCGCAGGTTGCTCAGCTCGGTGGCGCGGTGGCCTCCACCAGCATGATCATGTCGCGCCTCGGTGTCGACGCCGGAGCGGGCTGGGAGGGCCTCGGCGGGAAGATTCGCAACGCGGGTAAAGACCTGGCCGGCACCGAGAAGTTCGCCGCGAAGGCCGGCACCGCGGTGGGCGGGCTCGCCGCCGGTGCGCTCAACCCGGCCGCGCTCGCCGTGGGCGCGCTCTCCCTCGGCCTGCTCATCCTCGGCGACGCCCAGGAGAAGGCCGCGGCCGCCGCCGCCGAGCACCGGGAGAACGTCCGGCAGCTCACCGACGCGATCCGCCAGGACAACGGCGTCCTTGCCGAGCACAGCGCGGTCACCATCGCCAACGCGCTCGCCACGAAGAACGCACGCGAAAACCTCGCCGTCGCCAACGTCACCATGGCCGACGCCACCACCGCGGCGATGGGCAACGAACGGGCGATGTTCCGGGTTGCCGACGCCACGAACCACTGGATTCAGGGGCTGGCTGACCAGGGCATCGTCTCTCAGCGCAACGCCGACGGGCTCAAGGGGATCAACAAAGAGCTGCTGGAGAACGGCGGCAACTACGCCGGCGTGGCCACCGAGGTCTCGCACTTCAACCAGTCGATGTCCGCCACGAACAAAGAAGCGCAGGAACAGCTCGTTCACCTGCTCAACGGCACCGGTGCCCTGGGCGAGCAGGCCAAGGCGGCGCGCGAAGCCTACAGCGGGTACCTGCTGCAGCAGCAGGGCCTCACCAACCTCACCGAGGCACAGATCAAGGCCCGCGACGCCACGGTGGACCACACGAAAGCCATCCTGGATCAGCAGAACGCATCCCTGGGGTACCGGGGCGCGGTGCAGGCGTCCAAGGAAGCCATCGACGCCTACAACAAAGTCGTCAAGGACGGCAAGTTGAACACCGACGAGGGCGTGCGCGCCACGCTGGCGATGGAGCAGGCTCTCTCGCAGCAGGAGCAGGCCGCGTACAACGCCGCCTACGCCAACGCCGAGGGCAAGTCCGATGCCGAGCGCGCGGCGATCGCCACCCAGTCGCTCACCCAGGAAACGATCAACCTGGCGAACGCCTTCGCCGGCCCGCTCCCGGCGTCACTGCAGACCACCATCGGGAAGATGAACGCCACCCAGGCCCAGGCCGCGGGGGTCAAGCTCGGTATCAACCAGCTGGGGCAGGCGGTCTACATCCTGCCCAACGGCAAGCAGATCCTGATCGAGTCGAACGCCGACCAGCAGGCCGCGCGGATGGCCAACCTGCGTGACCAGATCAACTCGATTCCGACGAACAAGAAGTCGACAGTCGAGATCGTCACGATTTACAAGCAGGTGGGCACGGCCGCCGTACGCACCGGTAACAACGCCCCCGACGTCTACCTCTACGGCCCGCACGCTGCGGCCGGCGGGCTGCTCGCCGAAGCGCCGATCAGGAAGTTCTCCGCCGGTGGGCTGACCGACATCCGCGGCGGCGGGCTCGTTCCGGGCTCGGGCGGTACCCGCCAGGACAACGTGCTGAGCATCTCCTCTCGCGGGCTGGTGGCCACCGCTCGCGGCGAGTACGTCACCCCCGAGGCGCGCGTGAACCAGCGGACGCTCCCGCTGCTCGAGGCGATCCGCTCCGGGAACCAGGGGCTCATCTCGGCGGCGTCCGAGGCGCTCGACGCTTCCCGGCACGGGCAGACCCTGTACGAAGACCTCTCGTTCAAGGGCCAGTCGGCCAACGGTGGCCGGTACAACGACAAGCTGGCCGCGATGTACTACGCCCAGACCGGGCGCGGGTTCGAGACGGACGCGAGCACCCAGAGCAGCATCGCCGGTTGGCTCCAGAGCTTCATCACCCAGTCGACTGCGGCGATGAGCGCGATCCCGTCGACGGTGGCGGCGGCGATGAAGCGGCTTCCGCCCAGCGCTCCGATCAACGTCACCGCGCCGCCGGCGATGGACCTCGAGGCGTTGGCCGCCGTGGTGTCGCGCCTGATCATGTTGAGGGGGAAGTGATGGCTCTTCCGGCGCTCGCGACGACGTGGGAGATCGACGGGCTCTCACTCAGCACCGGCCTGGACATCGGCACCGGCTTCTCCTACGTCGTGCAGAACACGAAGGGCTGGCGTGACGGACCGCCCTCACGGCCGCAACTGGACAATCGGCCGACGTCGTCGGGTGCCTACCGCTCCCCGAACTACTACGGCCCGCGGGTGATCGAGCTCGAAGGCATCGCCCAGGCGACGTACAAGGACGACCGGGAGCTGCTCTCGGACACCCTCGCCGGGCTGTGCGCCGATCCGGACGCGCAGTTCCAGCTCGTGTGCCACGAGCGCACCCGGTCGCTCTACGCGTGGGTGGAGCGCCTGAGCACCGCCTCGGTGATCGACCAGCCGGACGGCTTCACCGTCGCGTTCAACCTGCAGTTCGTGGCCACCGACCCGCGCAAGTTCTCCACCACGGTGAAGACGGACCAGACCGCCATCGCCCAGGCGGCGCTTCTCGGCGTGGAGTGGGATGGACCGGCCGTGCCGATGACGGGCACGCAGTGGGGCGGACCGGCCTCGCCGGTCACCGGCGTGGTGTGGCAGGCCAGCTCGGGCGTGTCCGGGATCATGGACCTGGACAACGAAGGCACCGCCTCGGCCCCGATCCAGTTCACCATCACCGCCCCGGTCACCGGCACCTTGATCCAGCCGTCCATCACCGACATCACCAACGGGCACGCGCTGATCTACAGCGGGACCCTGGTGCCGGGCGACATGCTCACCATCGACACCGCGACCGGCCTCATGCTGCTCAACGGCTCGGCGGCCGGCGGGCAGCTGGTGGGGGACCTGTTCGAGATCCCCCGTCGCTCCACGATCCAGATTCAGTTCGCCGCGAACGGGCCTGCGGACACCGCGCAGCTCGCCGCGATGTGGTCCGACGCTTTCTAGGAAGGGAGACGCACCATGGCTGGAACCGCCACCGCGGTCACGAGTGGGGACGCGATCCCTCTCCTCGATGACAACGGCTCAGGGCAGTACATCAAGGGGCGCAACAATGCCCGTGACATCCGGGTGGGGCTGCTTGGCGCGTTGTGGCAGGTCGACACCGACGGTTTCACCACGAAGCCGGGCATCATCGCCCAGCCCACCGACGCCGGCTCGCTGTTCGTCTCCGGGCAGGTCAGCCCCAATCAGACGGTGCTCATCCGCAAGGGCCGGGCGATCGTGGCCCGGTCCGGCCAGGGCGCGTACGTCTTCGTGTCCGAGCAGGACCAGACGGTGAACATGCCCGCGGCGTCCGGCGCGAACTTCCGCACGGACGTCGTGTGCGCCGCGGTGGGCGACCTCGCCACCTTCGGCGGGGACGCCGCGCACGGGCCATTCTGGTGGGTGGAGCAGGGCGCGCTCGGCGGCGGCGTCCCGGCGACCCCGACGGGCATGCTCAAGCTGGCGGAGGTCTTCCGCGCGGCCAACGACAACACGATCTCCGGTGAGGTCGTCGACAAGCGCAGTGTCACCGGCCTGTTCGGCGCGATCAACCTCGTCGCCGGCGGTGACCTCGCAGCGGCGGGCACGAACTGGGGTCAGCTGCGCGACACCGGATCCGCCATCGAGCGGTGGTCCGGCGCGGTGTGGCAGCCGATCCAGGACTACGGCCCCGGCAAGCTGCTGGGACGCGTGCGCCGCACGACCAACCTCGCCTACACCAACACCGAGACCATCGGTGACAACATCACGTTCACCCCGCGGACCGGGCGTCAGTACCGGATCGAGCTGAACTGTGGCAGCTACGGCGGCAACAACTCGCCGTCCGCGATCCAGGGCCGCTTCCGCAGCGTGGCCGGCACCGGCCCGATCACTGCCGGCTCGACGCTGCGCGGCCAGTTCATCATGCCGGTGCCCAACGGCCTGTCCCAGGGCGGCTCGTGGCACACGATCACCGACGCTAGCGAGCTGGGCACGTCGCAGATCACCGTCGGGTACAGCGCGCAGGGAACCGCGGGCAACACCTCCGGCAGCCTGGTGGGCTCGGCGGCCAACCACGAAACCACGTTCAGCGTCACGGACGTCACGTGAGCCCGGCCGCGCAGCTTCTGCTTGCCGCGGCCGAGCTCGCGCCGCGGCCGCGCGCGCAGTTCGACCCGATCGAGGTGCGCGCCTTCGAGACGCGCACCGGCCGGGTGGTGGCGCGGGTGCCCTACCTCGGCACCCCGCGCTGGAGCTGCGGGCTGCTGGCTACCGGCGACTGGAACGTCACCGTCAAGCTCGGCGCGGACGGAATGGACAAAGAGCTGCTCGAGGGGCTCACCGACCCGTTCCGGTTCTCGCTGGCGGTCAGCCAGGGCTCCCGGGTGTGGCAGGCCGGGCCGATGGTCTCGGAGGACTACAACGACGGCGACAACGCCACCACCCTCGGCGGCGGCGGGCTGAAGAAACTCCTGGACGACAAGCGGGTGCTGGTCAACCCGCTGCGCCCCACGCTCGCCGGCGTCACGGTGGCCGCCGCGGACGTCGCGTTCGGGCCCGGCGCGACCAACGACATCGGCAGCATCATCCCGGCGGCCAACCGCAACCTGTCCCTGCACACGATCTTCAAGCGGGTCCTCGAGATCGTCACCTCCGCGCCGGGGGGCAACCTCCCGCTGGTGCTGCCCGCGGACATCGCCGGCACCGCGGAGCGGACCTACCCCGGGTACGACCTGGCCAGCGTCGGGCAACGCTTGTCGGAGCTGGCGCAGGTGGACGACGGCCCGGAGTTCGAGATCGCGCCGGAGTTCGTGGACCCGCAGACCAAGCAGGCGATCCGGTGGCGCGTGCGGATCGGCAACCCGCGGTTGGGCAACCTCGGGTTCTCCTACGCCTGGGACCAGGGTAAGGCCCTCATCGGCACCGGGTTCTCCAAGGACGGCACGTGGCGGAAAACCCGCGCCTTCGAGCGCGGCAACGGCATGAACCGCGACCTGGTGATGGGCTTCGCCGACACACCGCTGACGGTGAACCCTTCGGACATCCTGCTCGAGGACGTCGGCTCGAGCCACACCTCCACCTCCGACGTCGCGGTGCTCAACGCCTGGGCCGCCGCGGCGGTGGCCACCGGCGGCGCTGAGCTGCCGATCATGGTGCACCGCGTCCGGGTGCCCGGCGACGACGGCGAGGGGCGCAAGACCCGCTCGCCCAACCTCACTGAGGTGCAGGTGGGTGACAACGGCCTGTTCAACATCAAGCGGCACCCCCGACTGCTCGACGGCACCTACGCGTGCCGGATCATCCGGATCGAGAACGGGCAGGTCGAGCAGACGGCCACGCTCACCACGCAGCTGCTCGGGAAGGTGACCTCATGACCAGTGGCGTTCCCCAGTACCGGCCGGGCCCCGTCGCCCAGCCTGACCAGGGCCTGATAGACCGCATCCGCGCGCTCGAGCAGGTGGTGTCCGAGCTGCAGAAGCGCGACATGAACCGGGCCACCGTCGGCCAGGGGGGCACGTTCCGCGGGTTCTACGACAACGGCCAGCTGGCGTTCACCTTCGGCGAGGACATCGACGACGGGGTACGCAAGGTCCGGATGAACTACGCCAGCACCGGCGGCGTCGCGTTCCAGGTAGGGCCCGGCAACCCCGCCGTCGACGAGCCTGAGCAGTTCAAGCTGGTGGACCAGAACGGCGCGAAGGTGTTCGCCACCGACGGGTACGCCGGCTACGGGCTGGCTGAGCCGTCACTATCGTATTTCATGGGTCCGGTGGACTCGTTTGCGCGGACAAACGGCGTCGAAGACTTTCTTGCTGAATGCAACGCGATGTTCTACAACCCCGCAGTTCTCTCGTCAATTCGGATCACAGGTATGGCGGGGGGAATTACCGGTGCTTCTGTTCGACTGGTCGCTATCGACGCCGCTGGTATTACACAGGTGTCGTCCAGCTCCGCAGTCATCGGAGCGGGAATCAGCTTGGTTAAGCGCGTTATTCTCTTGCCGTCAAACATGATCAACGCTCAGAACTGCAAACTGCAGTGGAAGATCACGCCCACCGGGTCGGGCACGCTGCAGGGCTGGCCGCTGACGTGTAAAGGCATGACTAAGGCGTATTACGAGACCGACGTGGCGAGCCACTAATGATCTACACTCGGCGGATGAGCGAAGGTCCGAGACGGTGAGCCCCGAGACGGTGCGCTGGGTGATCGGCATCCTGGCGACGCTGGTGATTGCGGGCGGTACCATCACCGTCACGGTGCTGCTCTCGGTGTTGAACCGCAAGAACGACACGATCGAGAAACTCCGGGAAGCGAACCTGAACTACCGCCTGGCCTTGATCCAGCTGGGTACCACGGCGGAAGCAGTGAACAAAACGCTCTCCGCCCTACCGATTCCGCAGACGGATGGGTCCGGAACATGATCAGGTTCGTAGAATGGCTGCTGGGACGGCGCGTCACCCAGCTCGAGGACGAACACCGCGCCGCCGAGCAGGACGTCAAGGTGTCCCGGTTGCTGCGCGCCAGCTCGGAGCGGATCGGTGCCGAGCAGCGGCGACGGCTGGCCGCCAACGGGTTCGGCGCGGCGTTCGAGCAGGCGTTCTACGCCAACGACAGACGGGACCGTTGATCATGAGCGTGCTGAACTGGGTGCTCACCGCGGTGAACCTCATCGGGGCGTTGTCCGGGTGGGTGTTCCTGGGCATCTACACCAAGCGGACGCCGTGGTGGACCGAGGAGCACCGCGCGCACCTGGGGTTCTTCACGCTCAGCCTCACGTTGATCATGACGCTGTACGTGTTCCGGCCGTTCCTGGACCCGGTGACCTTCGCCTACTTCCGAGCGCCGATGTACCTGGCCGTCGTGGTGTGCATGGTGTGGCGGCTGCTCTTGCTGCTGCGCTCGAAAGCCGCGGACCGGGTGCGCACCGACCGCGACGAGCGTGAGGCGCACGAAGGTTGACCCCCGACGTACCCTGAGCAGGGATGACGGAGGTAGACCAGTGTATTTGACCGATCTCGCGACGGTTGTCCGCCGAGCCGGGCTCACCATCGTCGAACAACCAGGCTGGCAGACCCGTGGCCACGGGGGACTCGCCGACGTCCGGGCGGTGATCTGCCATCACACGGCGGGCCCGGCGACCGGCAACGCCCCCAGCCTCGGCACTGTCCAGAACGGTCGTCCCGACCTGCCCGGCCCGCTCGCGCAGCTGTTCCTCGCCCGGGACGGCACCGTGTTCATCGTGGCGGCCGGGCTCTGCTATCACGCCGGCGCGGTGAAGAGCTCGAACTGGGACAACGCGCACGCCATCGGCATCGAGGCGGAGGCCACGGGCACCTCGTCGTGGCCGGCCTCCCAGGTGGCAGCGTACGCAACGCTCTGCCGGGCGCTGGTGGACGCCTACGGTGCCGAGGTGCTCGGGCACAAAGAAGTGTGCTCGCCCACCGGGCGCAAGATTGACCCGAATTTCGACATGGCAGCGTTTCGCGTGATGGTTGCGCGGGCGGGGACCAGTGAGGGAGATGACGTGCAGCTCGACGACAAGGTGACCCTGTTCGGCAAGGACCAGGTTACCGTGAACAACGTGCTGGCCGGGACGTTCGCCCGCGTGGGCGAGAAGACGATTCCGTCCAAGCGCTACCCCGGGGTCAAGGACGACCTGGCCGGGTTCATCTCGGCCATTGACGCCAACGTGCTCAGCCTCGGTGACGGGCTCAAGCAGCTCGCCGCCGCGCAGGTGGAGACGAACACCCAGCTCGCCAAGATTGTCGAGCTGCTCACCCCGAAGGACGGTGTCTGATGGCGACGGAGTGGCAGGGCGAGGGCCCGGTGGATCGTCTCGTGAACGACCCGGGATCGAACTGGCCGGCCCGCATCGGCGGCTACACCAAGCTGATCCTCACCGCCATCACGACGCTGGGCACCACGGGCGTGCTGCAGTGGCTCCAGTCGGCTGGTGTGACGTCGCTGCCTGCCTGGGCGGTCGCGGGCATCACCGCGGTGATCGGGCTGCTCACGCTGCTGTTCAGCCCCAAGAACAAGCCGTAGGCTGGAGCGTCGTGAGGTACCTCCGCATTCTCCGCCGGCTCGCACTGCTCGAGCTGCGGACCGCCCGATTGGAGCAGAGCATGTCCCGTGTCGACGACGTCATCGCCGACCTGAACACCGCCACCGACGAGATCGCCAACGACCTGGACGCGCTCCGGCAGCAGGTCTCGGGGCTCGACGCGGTCACTGCCGAGAAGTTCCAGCCACTGGTGGACCGGCTGCGCGCGCTGGGTGCGGACCCGGAGAACCCGGTTCCGGACCCGAACGCCTGATCTCGCCCTGGTCCGGGCGCAGGCGAAGGCCCCTCCCGACTTGACTCCGGGAGGGGCCTTCGTCATCACATCTCGTAGTTCGTCTGGCACGTGCCCTGGCAGACGCCGGTGTCTACGTCGACCGTGCCCCCACATCCCCGGCAGGTGAACTTCAGCGGCAGAGGGGGCGTGGGCGGCGGCGCGGGCCGGGCGAAGCCGCCCGACTCATCCGGCGGCAGCTGACGGTAGGCATCCAGCAGCCCGGACAGTGTCGCCACGCCGCGCGGCCCGCGCTCAGGACCCCGGTAGTTGCCCCCGCTCTTACGTCTCGAGGTCACTGGTTTAACTTCCGCCGCCGAGGTATCGTTCGCCGTGTTCTTTGGCGGCGGCCCGCAGGATCTCGATGGCTTCCTTCAGCTCGCCACACACCCGTAGCGCCTGCTCGACCTCGCCCATCATGATCTGCCGGGCGGAGGTGTCACCGAGGATGTCCGACGCCTGCGCCCCCCACGATTCGAGGCGCAGGATGAGCGCCTCCACCTCGGCGGCCGGGGCGTCATCGGCGAGCGCGAGCAGCTGCCGGGCGTGGTCCTGTACCGAGGCCATCAGAGGTAGCCCCCCGAGGACATGATCTGACCGGCCACGTCCGTGAGCGCACCCTCGAGCACCCCGAGTGCGTCCTGGGCGGCCTCGAGCGCGGCCTGGACGTGCATCGCGCCGGCCAGGGCGAGCAGCACCTGAGCATTTTCCTGTACAGACATCACATGCCCCCCATCAGGTAACCTGCTACCGCCTGGAACGCCTGGTTGAGCCCGGTGCTCAGGTCGCCGATGCTGCTCGCTTCGAGCTCCAGCTGACTCAGCAGGCCGTGCACGTCCTCGACTTTGGCGACGACGTTGGCGGCCGGGCCGACGATGCTGTCCATCTGCGCATGGCCATCACCCAGCACGCTGGCGGCCTCGCTCGTGGAGTCCTCGGCGCGGGTACGCACCTGTTGGAGCTTGGCTGCGATGGCCTGCAGGTCCGAATCAATCGTGCTCAGCACGCCACGGATGTCCCGCTCGACGGCTTCACCGGCCTGCATGAGCTGCTGTGCGCTGTCCGAAATAGACATGATCCTTTTTCCTTTTCGTGGTCGGCCTACGTTGGCACCCCGAAAGCCCCGCTACCCGTGGGGGCGGGACCAAGGGGCACCCGATCACCGGTCGTTGCGCGGCAGCGCCCACTCGTCAGCCGCGATCAGATAACCACGAGTCCACTCGTCGGTGGTCTGGCTGCGGGCAGCGTCTTCGAAGCGGGCCCGCTGCTCCAGCGACGCCATCACCAGGCCGGTGCGGTCCGCGGGGAGCATCTCGTTCAGCTGCTCCACGCTCTTGGCGTTGAGGTCGCGCTGGGCGGTCTGGGCCAGCTGGATGAACGGGGCGAAGTCGGTGCTCACTGGGTCCTCCAAGGGGGCGGGCTGCGTTTGCCGGGATAGCTTCGCACATCCTGCACATGCTGCACAAGTACGTCCACCCGTTCGGGCTACCAACGGTCGGGCATCCCCGAGGTGTTGCCCGGCTGACCAGCGGTTCCGTAGCCCCAATGATGCCATTTCCAACTGACCTCGGGCACGTGCCGCATCACCGCGCCCGCGGCCCGGCACCGCTTGGTGAAGTCGTGGTCCTCGCCGGCGCGGTGCCCGCCCACCTCCGAGCCGTCGTCGGTGAACTGGGCGAACCCGCCCGCACGACGCGCTAGCTCGGTGCGCACCAGCGTGGTGATCGTGGTCTGGCATGGGTCCTCGTCGTTCCACTGCGCGAACGCCTTCTCGCCGAGGAACGCCGGGCCCGGCAGCGTCGAGCCGTCCGGGTAGACGATGACGAAGCGGCTCCAGACGTAGTCCGCCTGGTGCTCGATCGCCGCCCGGTAAAGCGTCACCAGGTGGTGGGCGTGCATCTCGTCGTCATCATCGAGGAACGCCACCCACTCGGTCTCCACGGCCATCAGTCCCGCGTGCCGGGTGCGCGCCGCGCCGACGTGCTCGGTGTCCACGGTGACCTCCGCGGCCAGAGTGAACGTTCCCTCGAGGGTCGCCTGTTCGGGCGAGGTCCAGCGCACCGGCTTCGGCAGGGTGTCGTCCAGCTGGGACACATCGCGCCAACGCTGCGCGGCCCCCTGGATCGACTCCAGAGCGCGTATCAGCTGCGGCTGCCTGGGCGGGATCGTCGGCACCACAACGGTGATTCCGGGGATCAGGTCGTCGCTCATGGGGTCTCCAGGTGCGGGCGGAGGGCCTCGACCATCTCGGCGGCGTCGGCACGGACTTCGGGGTCCGGGTCAGCCAGGAGTGGGTACCGGTCTTCCAGTGCGGCGTCCCGCGCGGCTTGCAGCTGGGCCGCGCCGTCCGGCCGCCGGCAGGCCAACACGACCTGGCTCCACTCCACCTCGAGGGTCTGGATCACGAACCAGCCGGCGGCGGTGAGCATCTCTTTGTAGCCGCGCATGTCCCAGGTCCAGGCGTGGTTGGCTTCGTGCCGGTACTCCGTCTCGCGCCAGGGACTCGAGGCGATGAGCCAGCCGTTCCGGTTCTGGGCGGCGTTGACGTGCACGTTGACGGCCATCGTGCGCGCCCACGCGTGCGGGTCGGCGAGGTGCTCAAGCATCTCGGTGCAGATCACCAGGTCGGCCCAGTTCAACCCGGGCACGCCCAGGCCGCGGTCCGCACCGAACACGCGATTGGCCACCACGTCGGCGCGCCGGACGTCAACGCCTCGCTCCTCGCGG